CACCGTGGGAAGGTGAGATTGGAAAAATTGAAGACTGCCGTTACATCTTCAGTACAATCATCGAACCGTGGGCATCTGCTGGTGGAGACAGTTCTGGTGTATGTATCGAAACCAATTCTGGATCTACTGACGTTTATCCTATCCTTTACTTTGCACGTGATGCCTTTGGTATCGTGGCATTCAAAGGAAAGAACAGCCTGACCCCAATGGTAGTCAACCCGACTCCGTCTGACAGTGATCCCCTTGCCCAAAGAGGACACGTTAGCTGGAAGGCTTACAGTGCTACCATCATCCTGAATGACTTCTGGATGGCACGGCTTGAGGTTGGAGTAACTGATCTGTAAGAAGATCTTTTACAATAACCGATAAGGACTTCGGTCCTTAAGGGTATGTGGGTGTGGGGTACTCTCCCCCACCCCATACCCCATACTTAATCTGGGGAGATTAAACAAATGAATTACAATTCTAAAAAAGATAAAGACCTTAAAGACCTTGCAATTGCACGGGGGTTAAAAATTGATTCCTTCGTTAACGACAACGGCTCTCTCAATCGTAAATCGATATGTGATGCCCTTCGTTCTCAGGACATTGAGAACAAAGTTAAAATCGATGTTGTTATGGAGAAGGACGAAGAAGGGAACATTCAAGCCATTGAGAAAATTGAAGACCGGGCAGTGCAGATTATCTTCTATCACATGGAAGAAAATGATATGCCTTATGTCCAACTTGGACTCAATGGTAAAGCACTCTACATCCCGAAGGAAGTGGAAGTATGGATTCCTCACAAGTATGTAGAGGGTTGCCTACGGAATGCCGTAATGACCAAGATGGTTATGGATATCGACCACAAGGGAAATATCCGATACAAAAATAAACAGGTTCCCCGTTTCCAGTACAACATCCTTGATATCAAAACCTTCAGTGAACTGGAAGCAATGGATAACGAAAGGGAGTAAACCATGGCCTTGACTGTCAATGATCTTATTACTGAGGCCGTCTCACAGTACAACGATGAACTGCAAGATGACAGTGACTATGCACGGATCAAGATTGCTACATGGATCAAGTATGCTAACTCAGCACTTCGGTCCCTTGTCTTGGTCCGTCCTGACTCTTCAGTGAAACGTACATCTGTCCAGCTGGCAGCTGGGACACATCAAGATGTTCCAGCTGAGGCTATACGGTTGCTGGCTATAAACCGTAACATGGGCACGGATGGTAGTACTGTTGGCCGTATAATCACACCCATTGGTACAGAGTTACTTAACCTGACCAATCAGCTATGGCACCAAGCCACAGCTAAAACCTATATAGATCACTACATGCTGGACGATGAAAACCCACGTTCATTCTTCGTGACACCCCCGGTCCATGCAACCACGGCAGTCTATGTAGAAATGGAGTACTCTTGGATTCCCACCGTTTACACTGCTACCACGGATGCAATCGTGGTCAGTGATGTCTATGCCAATCCTATGATTGCTTGGATGCTGTATAAGGCCTACACGGTGGATGACGAAGAAGTAAACTTTCAAAAGGGACAGGCTCACCTTACTGAATTCATGAACCTGCTGCAGGTAGAACTACAGGGTGGCTTAAGAGTCTCACCGACAAAGGATGAATAATAATGGCATTATATACAAACTTTGAGGACTTCCTACCATACGTCCTTATGGAAGTACCGGGATGTCCACGAGACGTAGCTGAAGAATTTGTCCGTAAGTTTGCTATTCGTCTTTGTGAAAAGGGACTGGTAATCCGTAAGGCAGCTTCAGATATAATCATTACTGCTGATGTTGTAGAATATAAACTCAACTTCACAGAGAACCTGTACCGTCCTCTTGGAATAGTGGATGCCCACTATGAAGGTGGCACTGTAATGGAAGCAGTGTCAGAACAAATGATGGATGACCAGACTCCCCGGTGGAGAATTGAGACAACATCCCAACGACCATTAAAACACTGGCTGACCATGGATCACAAATTCCACGTACATCCCAAGCCAACGGCAGACCGGGATGACGATCCTATTAAAGTGGAATGCTGGGTAGCCCCAGTGAGGACAGCAACTAAAATAGATACCTTCGTTTTCGATAACTATGCAGAGACGATAGCATATGGTGCCCTAAGTGAGCTTCAACTGATGCCCGGACAGTCTTGGAACGACACCGTCCTTGCAGCATTGAACGGCCGAAAATGGAGACAGGGATTGAGAAATGCCCGTGCTGACTCTCTTCGTGGTGTTGATGGTACACAGAAAACTGAAGTCTATCCGAAGAACTTTGAAGTCTTCGGCTCATAGGAGATAGCCAATGCCTACTGATTACGAATACCAATATAAAAACTTTGCTGCAGGCCAGTTACTGTCAAGTATCACGGCAGTAGCTACCAGCTGTACTCTGCAGTCTGGTCAGGGATCTAACTTCCCTGTGGCTACATGGGCCACGGATACAGCCTTTCTGGTCACACTGATTAAAGCCAATGGCCAAAGAGAGATCTGTCTTGCCGTCCGTACTGCTGGCTCTGACGTTCTGACCTTTATAGATCCAAGTACTGGTGCTGCTTCTGTAAACGGACGTGCTCAAGAAGGAACGACAGCCCTTGCCTTTGATGCCAATGACCAAGTAGAACTACGGCTGACAGCTGCACAGGTTACTACATTTGAAGAAGAGATTGATGCCCTTCAGTCATCCGTTACAACCATTGCTGGTGACTATCTGACCTCTGCACATAATCCCGGTGGAGCCGATGAAGACGATCACGACACCCGGTACTATCAGCAAACCCAGCTGTGGACACGGACAGAGTTAGCTGCTGCTGGTGGTGGTGCTCCAGTTCATGGTGGTAATCTCACCAACATGGATGAAGTTAACCACTCCGATCTGACAGACGATGAAGCTACAAAGCATAGGCTGATCAACGACTCAGCCGGTAATGGTGACACTACAGAGCTTTGGTCTGCTGATAAAATCTTTGACGAACTGGCACTTAAGCTGGACACAACAGCCAGCCCACCCAGCACAACCTCTATCCAGCTATCTGCTGGTGGATCAAGGCAAGGTGGTGCTACACCTGAAGGTGGTGGTATTGGTAATGACTTTGACTTCTATCGATGCTACTCCAGTTATAATATTGCTTCTGGTGGTGGAGTCTGGGGTATGGAAGGTACGTTCTCGTCTTCCAACCTGAGTGGGGGTAATAATGCCTTTTCCGATAACACACCAGTCCATGCTTGGATGGTGTACATCCCAAGTAATATAGACAGAATGAGATGGGTTGCATGGGTAGCAGCCTACCAGAGAACTGCTTACTTCCGTATGATGATCTACAACGTACCCAGCCTGAACAGCAATGTTGGCTCTGTAGAAGACACTGGTACAACCCGGTCCATATCTTATGATGATAACGACCCTCAGATTCTAACATCTGCAGCAGAAACTATTTCCGTGTCTGGTGGATGGTATCTGGTGCAATTCCAAGGATACACATCTGACCCGACTCCGGGTAAGTACGGTTGTGGTGCTGTGACTCTGTACTTGTACGACAACGATGTAGCTGTAAGTTAACAGGAGATAACAATGGCAAGAATTCGATTAGATTTATTCTCAGGAGAGATTCCCAAGATAGCTACTCACAAGCTACCGGAACCTGCTGCACAAATGACTGTGAATGCTAAGGTTGACTCAGGTATGCTTGAGGCATGGAAGAAGAACTCTGTTATTGAGAATACCAGTGTGGCCTCTCCCCTTACCCTGTATAAGTACATTCAGGACGATGGGGCCACTGAGGACTGGTATGTATCTGCTGAAGATCTTGACTTTGTGGACAACCCACAGTCTGTAGATACATACGAACGAGTATTCTTTGCCGGTGCCGTAAACGATGACTTCGTGGCCGATTATGTCCTTAAGGGTGGTTCAGCAATTGATAGTGAAACTGTTGCCGGGTACGATCCCTCAACCGGAGTCATTACTTTGACTACTGACTTCACTGCCGGTGACTTTGCCGTTGGTGACTATGTTGAGTATGGTAGCACCCTATATAAAATCACAGCCCTTGACCTTTCCGGTGGGGCCGGTGCTGACACTGTAACTATTCAAAACCCACCGTCAACCATGACCGGGACGATAGGCATCAAAGAGATCCTTTACACTTCCCCCAACTACGGGGAAAA